TCAATAGGCCAAGTAAATTTTCAAAATTACGAACCAAAAACTAAATTTCGTTTCATATTTTCGTTTGCTAATACTGGCATCCCTGAGTATACTGTTAAAACAGGTGGTAGACCTAAGCTTAGTATGAGTGAGTATAAAGTAGACTATATTAATACTTATCGTTATTATGCAACAAAAGGAGAATGGGAACCTTTAGAAATAGTATTAATGGACCCTATTACACCAAGCGCAACCAGTGCGGTTATGGATTGGGTACGTTTATGTCAAGATTTTGAAGCTAAGATTGGTGGATATAGTGATATTTATAAAAGAGATATTACATTATCAATGTTATCACCTGCTAATGAAGTAGTTGAAATTTGGACATTAACCGGTTGCTGGCCTAAAGCAATGGACGGTGGTTCACTTGGATATGCAGATTTAGAAGGCGCTACAGTAGGTATTACATTACGTTTTGATAACGCAAAAACAGAATAAAAATAAGATGCCTGCAAGTTTAAACCCTTCGGGGCCACTTGTAGGCGCTCTTTTAATAAAATGGGTTCATGTTTAAGCTCTTAGGAGTTACATATTCCCGATATTTAAGAAACAAGCTGGATAAAACCCTTCGGGGATCCCCGCCTTATAGAGTTTATGACTCTATGACATTGTCGAGGAACCAATAGTACTTAGGTGCTGGAGGTTCCCTAACATGTTTAATTAGTTATTAATATACAAAAAATACAAAAGGAGTTATAATGGCAGACACAATATTGCCTAATCCAACAAACACAGAGCAATCGGCATTTGAATTAATAGATTTACCTTCAGGTGGATATTTTTATAAACCAGAATCACCTTTAGCTAGTGGTAAAATAAAATTAAGATACCCAACAACAAAACAAGAAGATATCTTATTATCTCAAAATTTATTACAACAAGGTATAGCTGTTGATGAATTTATTAAATCATTAATAATAGAATTGATTGATTATAATGAAATTTTATTAGCCGATGTACGCGGTTTAATGTATGCATCAAGAATTTTACTTTATGGTCCAAATTTTGATACTGAAATACAATGTCCATCATGTAAAAGAAAAACACCAAAATCATTTGATTTATCATTAGTTGATTTCGTTGAAAAAGATTATGAAGGATTAGGTTTTCAACGTGGTGAGAATTTATTTTCATTTACAACATCAAATGGTATTTCTATAAAATTTTCATTACCAACAAATGGTGATGAATTAAGAATTAAAGGATATGTAAATGCTATTGGTGGAGGTAGAAATAAAACAACTAATGAATTATCACCATCCGTTAGATTATCATTTGCTATTAAAGAAATAATTGAACCTAATAGTAATGTTGTTATTAAAGGTCAACCTCAAATATATAAGTACTTAACAAATACTTTTAGATCACAACAATCAAAAGAACTTCGTGATTATATTGAAAAAATATCACCTAACGTAAATATTAAAAGTACATTTGAATGTGATCATTGTACGTATAGTGATGATAGGTTCTCAATACCTATAGACAAAAACTTTTTTTGGCCACAGTGAGGGATATAAAGCCTCACTGATGGACTTGATATTTACTCTTATATATAATTCTAATGGTGGATTTACATTTAATGATGTATATAATATGCCAGTTTATATGAGAGATAATTTCCTTAGCCTTTTGAATAAACAAAAGGAAAAAGAAGAGGCAGCCATCGCCGCAGCTAAGGGAAAACAAAAATAATACTTAATTAAAAGGCCACTCAGAAATGTTGTGGCCTTTAATGTTTAAGACAATTGTCAATTCATAATATTTATAAATAGACACATCAAACAAGGATATATAAATGAAATTAACACAAGTTATACATAAAAGTCAATTAATAACTGAAGGATTATTGTCTAATTTTATTAGTAATCTTTTCTTTAAGGTTAATGGTAAAAGATTAGAAAAGGATTTAGCATCTTCCGATTTAGCATTGAAATATCCTGATGAAACTAAAAAGTTATTAGCATCAACAAAGAAATTACAAAGTGTTTTTGATACTTATAAAAATGAAATTGCAGCTGACCCAAAATTAGCAGAATTAGTAAGTAAGTTATCAAAAAAATGGGAAATATAATAAATGGCCGCAACTACAGATCCACAAGAAATTAATGAGTTTGAAAAAAGCATAGGTGGGTTTACTGATACTTTAGTTAACTTAATGTCTGAACTTCATGATTCTTTTAATGAGGATACGTTTGAAGAGTTAGTTGAAACACAAAAAGAATTAGCTAATATGTTAAAAGAAGCAGGACCTGCATTACATAGCCCAGGTGGTAAATCATCTAGTGCATTGGCAGTTGGTAGTATAGCAGAAATACAAATTGATATATTAAAAGCACAAAAAGAAATAGCAGATAAAATTGATTTATCAGGTATAGATAAATTCTTTGGTTTAATTGAAAAAATCCCAGGTGGTAAATTTTTACATAATCTTTTAGGATTAGATACTATATCAAATGATATAAAGAAAAATATAAGAGATGAATTTATAAATTCAATGAAAACTGTTAATGGTAAAGTACAAACCGATTTAGTTGGTGGTTTTAGCAAAGGTATATCAATAATAGGTTCAGGTATTAAAGGTGTTTTCAGTTCACTTATGTTAAATCCTTGGTTAATAGCTATAGGTGTATTAGGTGCCGCTTTTGTTTATCTTGAAAAGAAACAAAGTGCTGCTAATGATTTCATGAAAACAACTGGACTTACATTAGGTAATATTAGTAGAACCCGTGGGGATGTTGAAGACTTAACTATTAAATATGCAAAAATGGGTGTAAGTGGCGATGAAATATATGCATCAGCCGAAGGTTTATATAATGCATTTGGTAATATAAATTCGGCATCTAAAGATATGTTAGAATCTATGTTAACAATGAATGTACAATGGGGAATAACAACATCGGCAGCATCTTCATTTGCATCATCAATAAAATCATTTGGTAATATAGATGATAAAAAAATTGGTGCATTAGGTCGTTCAATGGCAAAAGGTGTTGAGCTTATGGGTATGTCACCTGATGCCGTATTTAAGGATATGGAACAACATTCAGAAGCAATTGAAAAATATTTTTATAAATTTGGAACATCGGCAACAAAAGCAATGTTAGATATTTATAAAATGGGTGTTGGAATGGGACAAATGGAAAAATCTATTAGTCATGTTCTAGATTTTGAACAATCAATTTCAGATGAAATGGAAGCATCGGCAATATTAAATCGTAATATTGATTTAGGTGCTGCACGTAGAGCCGCATTTGAAGGTGATACTGTAACCGCAATGAAAGAGATAACAAATCAATTAGGTAACCAATCCGATTTTAATAAATTAAACATATATCAAAGAGAAGCTTTAGCTAAAGCAACTGGAATGAGTGTTAAAGATATTAATGAAATGTACAAAAAACAGGATGCTATGAATAAAATGGATTCTGTTAAACGTGCACAATTGGAAGCTATTAATAAACAATTGGAAAATGCTAATAATTTAACAGGTGAAGAAGAATTAACCAATAAAAGAAATGAATTATCATTGGCATCATTAAAACATACAATGGAAGGTTTATTAACTGTTATTGCTCAATTAATTGCACCTATAGCGGCTGGATTAGAATGGGTTATGAATGCATTCGATAGTATTACTGGTAGTGTTGGCGGTGCAACATCAATGTTAGGTGGTTTTGTTAGATCACTTAGTATACTTGGTGTTATAGCAGCTGCAACATTTGCAACTGTTTGGTTATATAGAAAAGCAGGTGGTGTATTTGGAATGTTATTTCCTAAAGGCTCTATAGAAGCACCTTTAGTTGAAACTGAAAGGGCAGTATCAGCTACACTCCCAGGTATAGGTAGAGCGATCGCAGGTTTTCTATCAGCATTAGCTAATCCTGAAATATGGTTAGGTATTGCTGCATTAGGTGCTATAATGGGAATATTAGTATTATCTGTTATTGGTTTAGCATATGCATTAAATTTAGCAGCACCTGGGTTTATAGCAATTGGTACTGCAATTCAATTATCATTAATTGGTTTGGGTGCATTCTTTGCGGAAATTACAATTGAAAGAGCAGCTGCTCTTTGGGTTATGGTTCCTGCATTGTATGCATTAGCTGGTGCATTAGCTGCCGTTGGTGTTGCTAGCTTATTAATACCTAAAGATCTTATATCAAAAATATCAGTTAATCATGAAGTATCAAATAAACAAACTGAAACAAAAACCGAAGATTCTTTAGATACTAAAATTGGAAAGATATTAGATGAAAAATTTGATAAATTTCTAAATGCTTTAAATTCAATGGCGGTTAATATGGATGGACAAAAAGTCGGTCGTGTTATTGCCGCAGGTATTAAAAAATAAGGTATAAATGAATACAGAATTAGGATATAAAAAAGTTACATTTAACTTAGGTAATAATGTTTCAAATTTATTATATAAACCTTATGTTATAACAAATGTTGGTGTAACTAAACAAGGTTTTCAAATTTATCATGGTAGTGATTTATCAATTGATAAAGAAGTTAATAAAACTGCAGTTGATAAAGCTATGAAAATATTATCAGGTGTTAGTTCAGCAACAGGAGCAGCATTATCATTATTAAATAGTAAATTCATATCAGGATTTATTCCTAATGGAGTATTATCAAATGGTGCATCATTCTTAGGTGCATTAAATACAGCTACAAGTGTTGGTGGTGTTGCACTACGTGCAGGTAATAACCTAAAGAATATGAATTTAAGTAAAATGAATATTAGTAACGCTGCACAAAAATTGAATACTGCATTTGGTGCTATAGGTGGAGCTGTTACAAAAATTGGCGGATTATTAGGATATAATTTTAATCCACAATCATTTAGTTCATTACCAAGTAGTTTAGATGGTAGACCATCAGATGGATGGATAATATCTAATAACACTCCAGTATACATTTATTTGAAAGATAATAAAATATTATTTGCATCATCAGGTGGTGATACTGATAAAATGCCAAGTGATTTTTCACAGTTATTGTATACACCAAATAACACAATATATTACTATCCTATTGAATTAGCATCATCAACAACATATGAAACTGATATTAATAATTATATTAATACGTTTTATGAATTGGCATATAGGAACAAATATAATCCATATCCTATAGCATCAACATCAAGTATAGACCAAAATTCAGATTCAACTTCTTATGATGGAAATGCTCATGATATTTATGTAAAAATACAACGTATAGGTGACACAACAAAAGGTTCTGAATATTTAATAAAAGGTTCAGTTACTAGTTTAGGTGATTCATCATCTGGACATTGGTCAGAACGAAAATATTTAGGAAGACCATTAGCTGCACAACGATTTACAGGTTATTCAAGGGGTGTTAGTTTTGAATTAAAGTTATTTGCTGAAAATCATAGACATTTGGATAGAATAATAGAATTATTAAATATGTTACATTCATTACATATGCCTACATCAATTAAATCAAATATAGGATTAGGATCACCATTTTTTAGATTTAGTTTAGGTGATATGTTTAATACTAACAACATATACAAATTAGATACATTAGATGTTAAAGTACCTGATAGTGCAATGTGGGATGTATTAAAAGATAGACAATATCCTTTAGTATATGAAGTACATATGTCATTAGGTTTAGTATTTGATTTTGATTATACAACAAATGTTAAATTTATGGATACTTATAAAAAATTAGCACCATTAACATATGATTATATATCAGAAACCCAAGACAAAACTGATAATTCAGAAAGTCAAAATGATAATTCTGATATTGATGTTATAAATCAAAAAGCACAAGATAGTGAAGATGCACAATCATATTTACCTTCAAAAATGAGATAAGATGAAAACATACAATAATATTAACATAATAAAGGATTCAAATAATAATTCATATTATGATGAACCTTTAATTCCAACAATACCAACAAATAGTGATGATATATTTTATAAATCTATCCCAGGTGATAGATTAGATATTTTATCAAAAAAATTTTATAATGATATGACATTATATATGATTATAGGTAGAGCTAATAATATTGTTGGAACTATATTTGTTGAAGTAGGAACTATATTAAGAATACCATCATTAAATTCAGTCAATTTATATTTACAAAATTTTAAGAAATAAATAATGAAACAACCAACATTTCCATACATATCAGGTATAGATTCTAATATTAGAAAAAGAATAAAGCAAATAATGATAGCTGATGTTCCAGATCTTAAACATTGGTATCGTGTTACAAGTGGTATGTATAATAAAAATGGTCATAAACATTATCAATTAGCTCCATTATTAAATGATGATATAGCAAAAAATACACCAACTTCTTTTGCAAGTCAATATGATGCATTACAAGGTTTTGCTCCAATACCTGCATTGTTAAAAGTTACATCAAAATATATTGGTAAGTATGGTGGTTTAAGAGAAGTTAAATTAGATTGGATATGTTATACTAAATTACAATTTGATGAGTATATGACACCATTTGCAACACCTGGGCATATGCTATATGTAGATTGGGGTGATGGTCCAGAATCATTATCAGTTAATCCACGTAATGTAGTAAAAGAAGCATTATCAAATCCAATAGATTTTCAATCAAAATTTTCAACGGTATGGGAAACTATTAAAAAATATTCAACAACCTACAATCAAAAATATGATGGTTGTTTAGCTATAGTTACAAAATTTGAATGGTCATTACAAAGTGATATGTCATATTTAATATCAGTTACAACAAAAACTATCGGTTCTTTAATGTCAGGTATTAGTGTATCAAATCAAAAAACATCGGATGTACCGAAAGAAGTAACTGGAATACGCGATTTCTTTAAATCAATAAATGGTGATAGAGAAAAAGGATTAGAAAGTTTTTGTAATGACAATTATAAAAATAATGATAATATAAACGGCACTAATTTCAAATTTGGAACACCATCAACTTCAACTACACCTGGGGGTGGTAATGTACAATCCAAAACAACAACAACACAAAATACTGATTTATGGATATGGGCTGGTAATGATATTTTTATAAGTGAATTTTTATTAGAGTTAATTGTAAATAGGTATACGGCAGAATATAGAGGTGTATTATACTTAAATTCAACAACATCTAAATTGAGAAATTCTAAGTACTTATTATCGAGTGATTTATCAAAAGTATTAATACCAAATATTTGTATTACAAAAGAATTGGAAACATCCGATAGTAGAGTAACAAATTATTCATATGTTAGAGAATTTACAAAAGATCCATTAGAAAATAATCCTGATTTGAAAAAATCATTATTAGGTGAACTAGGTGAAAATGCAGGTGATAATTCATATTCAGCAACAGATTCTGATAACGATCGTCTAAAGGCTATTAATAAGGATATGGCCGATTATGTTGCAAAAAATAATATAGCAACTGCAGGTTATGTTTCAAATTTTTATATTAACATGAATTTGGTTGTTAATGCATTTGATAATAAAGATAGTATTAATGATGCAATGACTGATATATTAAATAATATTAACAGTTGTTCTGGTAATATGTGGAATTTAGTTTATGTAAGTGATGAAGGTACATCAACTGCGCATATTATTGACTCAAATTTCTTTGATGTTGAAAATTTTAATAACACAATATCAAATTTATATTTCTTTGACCCATATAATCCAAAATCAATAATACGTGAAATTTCATTAAGAGGTGATATTAATGATAGTATTGCATTAACTAATTTTTATGGTGCTTTGGATGGGTCAGTTACTGTAAATTCACAATTCAGTCCAGCATTCAAATCATTATGGAATAATGAAGAATATGTTGATGAATTTATGAAACAAATAAAAATAGATAAACCTAAAGATGCAAGTGTAAAACAACAAGATACAAATGATAAATCATGTCTTATAAATACATCAGAAAACTCATCAATTGAAATTGGATTAAAATTAGCATTCTTACCAAGAATGTTATTAGAGAATGGTTCTATTAGTTTAATACCTGAAAAACAATTAAAATTAATTGCAGGTTGTGAAGTAAGTGGAATGAGAAGAATAATTAATTTTTATCAAGGTGGCGAAGCAGGTAATAATTCATTTTTAACACCTATTGAAATAGATGTTAAATTAGAAGGTATATCAGGATTTCAAATTGGTAATATATTTAGTACAACTGTATTACCAAATACTTATATTAAACGTGGCTATTTTCAAGTAACTGGAATTGATGATGATGTTGATGAAAATGGTTGGGAGACAACATTAAAAGGTAGATATAGAATTGTTGGTGATAAATTTACAATACCTCCTCCACCAAAAGTAAATAATACATATTCAAGTTCAACTACCAGTGATAGTTCAAATGATAAAATTGGAGCGTTACAAAATATAACACAAGCCGATATTGATGTTAGTCATGTTGATGAACTTAAAAAGGCATTGCTAAAAAATAATAAAGAAACCGCATTTGTTAAGACATATTATAAATATGCAAAAGATCTACAATCAAATTATAATATACCTATAGCATCAATTTTAGCTATAGCTGCATATGAAAGTGCTTGGGGTGATTCATCATTAATGAAGAAATATAATAATATTGGTGGAATGCGTGCATCAAACAATACAACAAAAGGTAAAGTGTGGTTCGCCGCAACTAGACATAAGAATACACGGGATAATGCACCTGCGAGTGAATATAATGCAAGTTGGTGGCAAGTTAATAAAAATATAAAGGATGCCTTTAGTACAGTATACTCAACATTAAATAGTAGATTCAAAGATAATCCATTAGGTTTAGGTAATGATAAAATAGAATTGGCTAAAAAAGATCCTGTATATTTTTTAGATAATTTTATATTTCCAGATCCTGATTCACCAAAATTAAATAAGAGTAAACCATTATATGCTAAGATAAGTAGAAAATTAAATGGTAAAACATTTACAACTACACCATATTCTGATGTAGCTAAATCAATTTCAAAAATTATGAAAGATAATGGTTTGAGTGCATGAAAGATCTAAATATAATTACACTAACAAATGTACATCCTAATCCAACATCAGTTGATTATGATAATGGTTTTATGTATAGATATTTTTCAAAGTTAAATACTAAGACAAATAATTTAATATATGAGATAGATGAAAAGCAATATAAATCAGTATCAAATATTCCATATTATTATACTATAAAAGTAGTATGGTTAATAGTTGGATTAGTTGAATATGTTGCAACTAAGAATAATGATACTTTATTATATTATGATAATGAAATGCCCGGGTTGTATAAAAAATATGTAAAAACAGTTGTTGAATTTTTGAAATAACCTTTATATTTATTTTCAAAGGTTATATATTAAGCGGTTATGATACTAAACACAATTGTCACAAATCACAATTTTACGGAAAAGTTAGAACAAATTAAAAACTCAAATCTTATATTTGTTCCAGTCTATAATAATGAACAATCTATTAGATATCTATGTAGACCAAATGTTATATTTATTTATATTATAGCTAATGGTGAAACATTAACATTTCCATTTAACCATTCCGATTTAGATTCATTAGATTTATCAAACTTAGTTGTCTTAATAAAAGCACTAGAACAATCTACAAAAAATATAATAACTATCAATAAAAAAGATCATGTAAAATGTTTGAATTTTACTAATTGTATTGATGTTAATATATTTGAATGGTCTTATGGTTTAGAGATAACTAATAATAAGAATCATTATACAAGTGCACATAATTATTTTAAGAATAATAATAAGCCATTTTTTGATTTTTCATTTTATGTACCTATAATTAAATTATATGAATACTATACATCAATACGAGATTATATTTTAGATTTTATAAAAAATCATAAACTTTATTTATCGGATAAAACATTCAAATTTATAAATGAAGAAATAAATGTTTTTAGTAAATTAGAATCTAATGGTTTATTTATTGACTATGATAAGTATAATAGAAAAGATACTTTATATGATAATCGTATATTTCCTGATTATTATTTATTTAATAAATCATTTAGACCATCACCATCAAGTGGTTATGTTAATATGTCATCAATGAAAAAAGAATCAAATATCAGAGAATCTATAATTAGTAGATTTGAAGGTGGTAGATTAATTGAATTTGATTATAAAGCAGCCCATTTGTATTATTTAGGTAATGTAGTTGATTATGAATTTAAAGAGTACCCTTATCTTGAAGTTGCTAGAGATGTATTAAATACGAATGACGTATCGGCGGATGATATTGCAAAAATAAAAAAATTAACACAAACCGTATTATATGGTGATATAAAATTAGATTTACCATTTTTCAATAAAGTTAATGAATTAAAAGCAGAATTAGTTGAAAGTAATGAAAGTAGTAAATTTATAGAATTACCAAAATCAGGTGTTAGAATATTTAATGTAGATTCACGAAAAGTAATGTCATATTTTGTACATGGTATTGAAACCGAAACTAATACATATACAATGTCAAAAATACAATCATTTTTAGAAAAAAAATCATATAAATCTAAGTTAATATTTTATATGTATGATTCATTTTTATTTGATATTCATCCTGATGAAAAAGATGTTATAAACGATTTAGAACGATTGATAAATGGTAGAAGTATGCAAACTCATATTTCTGGCGGGTTAAATTGGTCAAAGCTAAGAAAAATAAAATAATGATATATTTATTTACATATAACATAATAAGGTTTACAATTGAGTACATTAGATAAAATAAAACAAGCCGTATATGATTTTCTAAATGAATCTGACTACACCGATCTTCTTAATACAAGAATACGAAACCAAGAGACTGGTAGGGATATTAAAGTTAAGAGTGCATTAGGTTATGATCCTTCTCATCCTGTACATCAAGTAGCTGTAAATTTAATTAAAAAACGACAACCTAAACAAGCAGCAAAAATTATAAATAAAGTTAAGTCAGATAATAAATCGGACAAAAACACTAATAAAACGGCCGATAATAAACCAACTGGTATTTCACATAATTCACCACAAAAATCAAATTCATATAGCGATATTAAAATTGATGATGCAGGTAAGAAGCAAATATCTAATGCATTATCATTAGCTAAAAAGAATTTACAAAAATATTCTGATAAACCCGAAGTAAGAAATCAAATTAAAAGTTTTATAGAAGATTTTACTAAATGGTCAGAAAAACCTACAGCTGCAAATGCAAAGACTTTAGAAAAATATCAATTAACAAAAAGTAGGGATGCCGAAGCCGGTGAAAAATCTAAAATATATATAGGTTCTATTAAAGATAGGCAAGGTCGTAAAATATTTGGTGATAGTAATACCGCAACCGCAATTGCTGATATGTTTACACAAGCAGGTATTTTATCTAAAAATGCAAGAATTGAAAAAAAGCAATTAACACCAAATAAAGTATTTCCTAATTCCGTTAGACCTAAAGTAACTATATCTGAAAAACACGTTATGATAGGTAATACTAAAATAGCCAAACCACCTGTACATTCTAAAAAAGAATGGGAAGATTGGTATAGTACTAAAAAGAATAAAGATGGTAAAACATTTACAAAAGATGAAGTTAAAAGAAAAACTGAAGCTCGTTTAATTAAACAAAAACTTGATGAAGAACGATATAATAATTTTTTAGAAAATGTAAAAGATCCCGAGTTTAAGATTCTTGATGTAGGTGATGCATCAACTGATAAAGGTAGACATGAAGTTAAACAAAAAACATTAAATAGTCTTACATCTATAATAAATAATATATCTAAGAATGGTGACTTAACACCTGAGACTAAAAAACTAGTAAATCAAATTGATTCTATTAAAAAATTAAAACCAACTGATGTTGAAGAATTTAATAATCAAATGAACTCTTTGATTTTTAATATTGGAAATAATCCTCAAACTACAAAGTCAGTTGCTGATTTTGTTGAAATAGCTAGTTTTTTAAGACATATTAATATGGGTCATAATGTAATATTACCAGCATCATCTAATTTCAAATTAGCCGATATGATTATTATTAATGATGGTAAGAAAAAAGGACCTACTCCATTAACAGTTGATTATATTAATGAAAAAGATAGTGATGGTTCATTAATTAGTAGCACAAGTATTAAATATGGAGTTGGTGGTGCATCTGCTTCTAAATCTAAAATAGAATACTCAATATTCAAAAATGTTGGAAGTAATAATACACAATCGGATTTATTAAAAATAAATGACCAATTTGTTAATTTATTTAATAAAGGTGAATATAAAGAATCTGATGCTTTAATTAAAAAACTATCAAATGATTATTCTGATATATTAAAAAAGGATCCTGAATATAATAAAAGATTAAAGGATAATGACGGTTGGATAAAAAGAAATAATATTCCACCAAAATTAGTTGATGCATATAAACGATATTTGATATTAGGATATATGATGCAATCAATTCATAATGAATTATTACAGGGACAATGTTTCAATAATGAAAAATTTACAGCAAATAAAAGTGGTGTAACTGTACATACTACTGATGGTGAACAAACTGTTAGTTATATGAAATTTAATCCTTCATTAAAACTACCAAATGGATATCCAACAAACACATTTCCAAGTAATATGGTGAATGCACCTAATAAAAATTATCTTAAAGAATCTTTAAAGAAATTGAAAAAGATTTTAGAATCTAAAAATATAAAAGAATTAAAGGTTGGTGAACACTATACATTATCCGATGATTTTATAATGGCCTTACGAGATGAACATCCTGAAATGGCGGTTGGTGCAAATTATGGTTGGTTAGTTTCTATTGATGGTGATGATATGGTTACAATGAATATACCTAATAAAGGTATAGTGCCAGACCCAGATATAAAAGTACCAACTAAATATATAATTTATAAGGATAAACCAAACACTTTAATGTGAAAAGTAAAAAATGAACATGCAGAATACTTACAAAACAAATAATACTTTACTATGTACAATATCTAGTGAAGATCAATATGAAACAATCAATAATATTAATAGATATTATAATATTAGTAACAAGCGTATATTTATATTAACAATTGAAAAGAATGATGTTGAGTTTGTCTATACATATAATATAGATGGTGAAATTCAACATAACACTCATTTAGAAAATACATTTATGATTCATCGTAAAAAAGAATTTAATACTTTATTTACAATAAATGCTATAAATTTATTAGCAAAAGAAAAAGGTGTAGATTCTAAGGATTTCAAATTAGATTGGCAAAATTATAAAGATAGTTTAATAATATCAAAAGGTAATGTAATTATTTGTCTTAGAACAAAATTACATGACATTATAACATTATAGGAGATTATATGCCAGCAAAATCTAAAGCCCAAAAGAAATTTATGCAAATGGTTGCTGCTGTACAAAGTGGAAATATTCCAAAAAACAAAGTATCTAAAAAAATGCAAGATGTAGCTGCAGGAATGAAACACTCTGATGTAAAAAAATTTACTAAGACACCTGCTGATGATTTACCAAATAAGACATAAAAAAATAAAGATATTAAACACATAATAAAATTAAATACACATATATATTTATACAAATAACAAAACAATATAACTGTAATAACACTTATATTATAAAACATACTCAATATACACAAACATACTCAAGGAGAACTAACATGGCTACATCGTTAGACAAAATACGCGCAATGATTAAGGGAAACAAAAATACCAACAAATGGTCACCACTCCCTGGCAATCACACCATCCGAATCGTTCCAAGCAAATTGGACCCTGAAAATCCATTTACACTTTTAAAGTTGTATTATGGTATTAACGGTAAAACACTTCTTTCACCAACAACAGTAGGCGATCCTGATCCAATTTACGAATTGGCAAGAAAACTTTATGATGCAAAGACTGAAGAAAGTGAAGCAGCCGCAAAGAAAATTACACCTAAGCCAAGATTCTTTCTTCCTATTATCGTAAGAGAAGAGGAAAATAAAGGAGTTATGCTTTGGGGTGTTAGTAAGACAATGAAAGATGATCTTGCTAAAATTATTGAACAAAATTTAATTGAAGATGATACCGATATTGTTGACCCAGTAAC